ATATCCTTGTTGTTCATCCGAATTAGATAATGGACGTTCACCAGTAGTTCCTTTTGGAATTTTTAATGCATCGGTATGTTGTATTTGTAATGATACATTTGGTGTATGTGTACCAATGCCAATATTTCCATTTTTTAATATTTTCATTCTTTCATTTCCAAATGTGTAAAATATCAATTCATCATTATTTGATCCAGCGCTTAACTCTGCTGATATATAAGTATCTTGATTTACATCCATTACACCTCCAAGAGATCCCCAAGCATTGCCAGCACCAAATCCTTCAAATTGCTTTGTAGTAGTATTATATCTTATATATCCTTGTTGTTCATCCGAATTAGATAAAGGACGTTCACCAGTAGTACCCTTTGGTATTTTTAATGCATCGGTATGCTGTATTTGTAATGATACATTTGGTGTATGTGTACCAATGCCAATATTTCCATTTTTTAATATTTTCATTCTTTCATTTCCAAATGTGTAAAATATCAATTCGTCATTATTTGATCCAGCGCTTAACTCTGCTGATATATAAGTATCTTGATTTACATCCATAACACCCCCAAGAGATCCCCAAGCATTGCCAGCACCAAATCCTTCAAATTGCTTTGTAGTAGTATTATATCTTATATATCCTTGTTGTTCATCCGAATTAGATAAAGGACGTTCATATGTAGTACCTTTTGGTATTTTTAATGCATCAGTATGTTGTATTTGTAATGATACATTTGGTGTATGTGTACCAATGCCAATTTTTCCATTTTTTAATATTCTCATTCTTTCATTTCCAAATGTGTAAAATAGCAATTCATCATTATCTTCTTCAGCGTTTAACTCTGCTGATATATAAGTATCTTTATCGACGTCTATTACACCTCCAAGAGATCCCCAAGCATTGCCAGCACCAAATCCTTCAAATTGCTTTGTAGTAGTATTATATCTTATATATCCTTGTTGTTCATCCGAATTAGATAATGGACGTTCACCAGTAGTACCCTTTGGTATTTTCAATGCATCTGTATGTTGTATTTGAAATGATACAACAGGTGCATCTGTTCCCACACCGATATTACCATTATTCAATATTTTCATTCTTTCGCTACCATATGTGAAAAATCGTAGTTCATCATTATCTGCACCATCACTTAACTCTGCTGATATATAAGTATCCCTATCTACGTCAATTACTCCACCAAGAGAACCCCATGCATCACCAGCACCAAATCCTTCAAACTTATTATATGATGTATTATATCTAATATAACCTCGGTGTGTTTCTGAATTAGATAATGGACGGTCACTTGTAGAACCTTTGGGTATTTTCAATGCATCTTTATTTTCGATTTGTAAAGATACCACCGGTAATTTAGTGCCAATACCAACATTACCATTATTCAATATTCTCATTCTTTCGCTACCATATGTAAAAAATCGTAGTTCATCATTATCTGTACCATCACTTAACTCTGCTGATATATAAGTATCCCTATCTACGTCAATTACTCCACCAAGAGAACCCCATGCATCACCAGCACCAAATCCTTCAAACTTATTATATGATGTGTTATATCGAATATAACCTCGTTGTGTTTCTGAATTAGATACTGGACGATCGCTTGTAGAACCTTTAGGTATTTTTAATGCATCAGTATGTTCTATTTGTAAAGATACCACCGGTAATTTGGTGCCAATACCTACATTTCCATCTTTATTAGCAGTTATGACAATATTAGAAGTATATTGATTGTTAGTATCTTTATAAAAATTCCATAAAGTAAAAATTTCATCGGACATTTCTTCATAATGATCTATTCTCAAAGAAGGTCCTTCAAAATTATTATTTTTGATGTGTATTTTTTCAGATTCCCCAATTACATTAAGATGATTAGTGATCAAAGACGATGAATATATATCATTCCATTTATAAGAAGAGCTACCTATATTATATTCATTTGTTTCATATGGTAAAATATCTCCTTTAATATTTGTATCAACATAAAAATTAATATTGTTTAGATTAAATTTTGCTATTTTAACTATTGCATTGTATTTTTTGATACCAATATATGATTCATAATCTATCCCATTTAGTGTTTTTTGTGAAATAGCCCCAAAAATACCAGCATTATTGCTATCATCGTAGAAATATTCATTTGAATTGTTAGCAACAATTGTAAGATATGTGTCATCTAAAGTTGATGAAAGACAAGCAACAGCCGAATAATTAGAACTTTTTGCAAAAAGTTTATATTCACTTGAAGAAAACAAATAAGACATTTTTATCTTAAACTTTAATAAATAAATATACAAATATTATGGGAAAAAATGCACTAAGTTAAAATAATATAAAAAGATATGATTATATAAAGAACAAATGATTTATTATATTTGTTTTTTTAAAAAAAACAAATATAATAAATGTTATCAATCAAGTAAAGAAAAAATAGAAGACATAGATAAAAAAATAGAATACGAAAATTGGTCTGAAGGTCATATATTTACAAATTCTATTTGGATGCCACGAAATAAATATTTAAAAAAAGTATCGGAAATAATTGGTGATGGTAAATGTATACACAGAGATGGTACAAAAAACATGTACAATTCGTTTAGTTTTATATCACCGAAAAATAATGTTAGAAAAAACTCATTGGAAAACATATACAATTGTTAAGATTGTTCTTTCAAATGTTTATTAAAAGAACTTTTTTTTACGACAAGAATTATTCTTATTCTTGTTTTTTTTCTTTTTTGAATGTACCTTCTCATTCTCATAAGTACTATCTCAATGTCTTTCGTTATTCAATCTATTGCAACGATAACTTTTCAAAAGACATTCTCGATATCTTTGTTACCATTGATAGCCTTCAAAGTGCCACGGGCAGCACCGAGAAGAAACTCTTGGACAAAGATTTTGATCGAAGTCGAATTGAAAAAGTAAATGTAGAAAGCGACGAGAATGAAAAAAGAAACAGTCGGAGCACCAAGCATTATGTCAATAACCTTTGAAACGAACGTTGCGAAATTGAGAAAAGCCTCATGAAGCCACTTGAAATGCTTCCTATTTTTGACGACATTCTTGACAGTCCGGCCGCTTGAATCTGTGCTGGTCGAAGTATAACTCGCACTTGACGATTCGATCTTCTTCGACTTCTTCTTGTGATTCATTGAAGAAGAAGATGAAGAATCAATATCGTACTGTACTTCGCTTTTTGGAAGAAGGTCTTTATATGTCTTGATGTTTTCGTTTAAAGCAGCTCCTTCGCAAAGAACTTTTCGAAAAAACAATCTCACTTTCGGCTCTGCCTTCGATAAAAGCTCTTCTGTTATATCAGCGTAAGAAGTAACGCCGAGCAAAGTGAGATATTCCAGTTCTGGATGTTCGTATTGATCCTCGTCCTTATAGATACTACGCTTTTGCGATGGATCTCTTGGAGAAGTAGGAGTAGAAGGAAAAGGAGTTCCTTTCGTCAAAATTTCCGCAACCTGTCTTGCTTTTTGAAGTCGCTTCTCTTTACTGAGACGATTCTTGTTCCTTTGTTTCTCTCTGCAAGTAATACAGAGACTCTTTACGCGATTGTTGCTTGTTATCAAGTCTTTGTCAAACCTGTAAGAAAAAAGAAAAGGTAAGTTCGATGTATTCATTCAACAGCATACAAGTTGACATCATGAAATACACTATCTAAACAGCATCTACTTACTCTTTGTGATTTCTATCAGTCTCCACAACAAACTTTCTTCCACACAGAGAACAAGAATGAGTTTCTTTCATGCACGAGGAGATTTTTTGAAAAAAACCGGAAAGAAAAACCAGAAAAACCAGAAAAACCAGAAAAACCAGAAAAACCAGAAAAACCAGAAAAACCAGAAAAACCAGAAAAACCAGAAAAACCAGAAAAACCAGAAAAACTAATGTAAAAAAATATAATAATATTTATTATTTGTAAAATATGCCACAAAAAATAAATTATGACTATTACATGAAAAAACCCGAAATTAGAAAAAAATGGGAAGAAAATGATAAAGAGGGATTTATGATTAACCCAATTACTGGTAATGAATTAACATCAAAAGCGGAAGGATCTGTATATTATCTTCTTAAAAAAGCTTATAATAAGTATAAAGATTCAATTGATAAAAGAACATCTCCTCGACAGACTGCAACATCTCCTCGACAGACTGCAACATCTCCTCGTCAAACTGCAACATCTCCTCGACAGACTGCAACATCTCCTCGACAGACTGCAACATCTCCTCGAAAACAGTACCGTAAATTACCTGGTATACTTTTAAATAAAAATCAAGAAGAAATAAAACAATATTTAAATGATAGACTCAATTCATTTACACTGGAAAGTACATATGAAGAACTAAAGAAAATTTTAGAAGATTTGATAGATCTTAAAGAATTCTATGGTGATTTCAAAAATATAGGAAAATATAATCCACCATATTATGGTAAAAATGGTATTCAATCATGGATGGAAAAAATGAGAGAACAGGAATATCAAAAACGATATGTATTTTATGATTTAGTTAGCAAAAAAGATTATGTAATATATAATAATTATAATTTATATTTCAAAACAATTATGTATGCGTTTATTTATGGTTTATTTGATTCAGATGAAATACAAATACCAGAATCATTATCACAAAATTCTATAAATGGTTATATACCATCTAAATTTGTAGAATTATTAAAACTTGTATTTCAAAAATATAATTTTGAAGAACCTAGTGAAAAAGAAATAAAAGAAATAGGTGAATTAATTCATTATCATGCAAGAAATGATTTAATATATAAATTATCTGCAATCGGAATATTTTTAGAAGAGTTTAAATATCTCAAATTTAATAAAAGTCAGGTACCAATTTCATCAAAAGAGATTGCTGTATATAAAGAAAATATTACAAAATATCACTACAAAGAAATAAAAACAAATGAAATTGAAATAGAATTTTATTTGAAAAACGCTTTATTAAAATATAACAAAAAGTTTCAATTATCAGACTATGGTAAAGAGTTTAAAGCATTATTTGAAAAAATAAAATCATTACCACCACCAGCGTTATATAATCCGTACAATAATTGGTAATATATGTAGTTATTCTGAAATCCATTTTAACCATTTGCTAAAAAAGGCTGTACCAGTTTTTTTATAATATTCTGGATGAAATTGAATTCCAAGATATTTTGTATTAGGTTCGTAAGCAGCATTGATTCTCTTCTCTCTTTCACCTTTACTTTTCATTATAATTTTCCACCCATCTGGAACGTTGATTACATAGTCGCGATGATAGAATAAATATTTATGTTTTTTAACATTAAATGGTGAAAATGGTTTTACAAATCTGATATATTTCCTATACTTTTTATAGCTCTTTTGTTTGAATGTTCCAATATTATCTCTTTTTGTACCAGCTTCACTTGACATATATTGAAATCCATAACATATTCCAAGTATAGGGATATTCGAAGAAAATACTTCATCTGGGACGTATGATTTTTTGTTTTGTTTTATCATATAATCAGAACCAGATAGTATAATTGCATTCACTTTTTTTTTACGAATCATTCTTTTTATTTTCTTAATATTATTCCAATTTACAAAATATAATTGTGCTTTATTTTGAAAAGCATATTCGTATTTCTTTTTAATTTTTTTGAAAAGATTTGATTTTACTGAATACATATTTATAACAAGTATTTTCATAATTTATACTTATAATAAATAAAGAAAAACAAAATTATTTTGGTTCTCTGATGCCATATTCTTCAGTTTTTTCTTTTATTTTTTGCATTGGTGATAAGCAAATGAAAAACTTTATATCAACATCAAACATAGGACTAAAAAACCAAAAGGTTCAAAGTCTATAACAAGGGTGTAAATTATTTTTGTCTTGTCGAATGTTCTAGATTCGCTAGACCAGAAATCCATGTGTCGAACATCCCAGATTCTCTACATATTCGAAGAAAATTATCGACATTGTATCCGCTCGGCCAATTGAAACGTAAATTTTCTATTCCAACAAATGCGCTACCTCTTACAAACACGTCGTTATCCCATATTCCCTCGCACAAAGTATTATTGGCGTATACATATTTTCCCTGCCCGTGCTTTTTTCCGTAAGAGAACCCCCCAATATAAGTGATTGAGTTTGCGAATATATACTTGCCGTATCCGTTACCTGTCATTTTCTCGACACACCACGTACCCTCGAAAACATCTCCATTTGGCGTTGTATATGCGCCTTCGCAATCATTGAAATAACCGAATCCCTTCCAGTTGCCATGGAAACTACTTTCCAGGTCCGGAAATACGAAAGAGCATTTGCCTTTTTTGCATCTTGCGACAACACCCTCGTGTATCCATTCAGATGTCATTTCGAAGTGTGACGAAAAAGTAAATGTTCCTTCGCCGTACCAAGTATCGTCTTTCCACAAACCGTCGTAGATATATTCAGAAGATTGATAACATTGTCTTCCTTTTCCTTCTCTCTTATCATACCAAACCCTTCCGTTATAGATGTCTCCGTTGCTGTATTTAATACACGACTCCTGATCATCTGAGCATCTTTTGCCATAATGCCACCCTCCGATGTAGATGTCTCCGTTGCTGTATTTCATAGTTCCAAATC